AGCTTGGGTTGACGCAATCAACGTCACAGCAAGCCACGCAGGCATTCAATATGCACCGCTAGCAGAAGGATATGATGTTAAATTTCAAATGTTAGACACTGTGTTCAACAACAGCAAAAACTTACATGCAGGCGTAGCATCAAGTAAAATGACAAATTGTGTAACCCTAGTGTTAGACAGGACAGCCGCTCTATTATGTGGACGTAAACGTTGGATGCGCATCGACAATTATAGCGAGCCCGTACGCGACTTAGCAGGTGCGGTGGTTAGTTGCAGACAAGACTGTGTCACATTGTATAAGGACGCATGTTCCGAAATCACAGAAGCTTAACAACTCTGTTTTTCCATGCGATTCCCTATTTTACACTCACTAGTTTACGTGAGACTCTCTAGCGGGAGTATCAAAAACCGACAAAAAAAAGGAGTGAAAACAAAATGGCAACTGATTGGTATCCAAGCGAAGAAGGCGCAATATTTGAAGACGCAGCATTCATCTTACCTTGCTATCCAGACGCGGCAATCACTGAAATGAGCAGCGTTAAACCGGGTACTAGCGCAGCCGGACGGGTTAGCGTGGCAGCAAGCACAGCAATGGGCGACGGTATAGGCGTAGCGTTACGCGCTGCAACAGACACGGCAGTTCCAGAAAGAATTCCAGTGTTGTTTTACGGCGGCATCAAAACTACGCGAAGCAACGGGTCAACTAACATTACCTCGGGCAATTTTGTTATGAACAGCATCACTACCACGGTGACGGATGTGGGAACAATGGCTATAGCTTCACTGGATGGGTTTGGCGGAGCCAGCCACATTTTAGGTATGGCGTTACAAACTACTACGGCAGACTCGGATGAAATTTTGGTTCTTGTCGGCAAGGGTGTCTAAGTGATGTCTTATGGTTCTTGGACTACAAGAAATCACTAAACGCACTTCCGAGTTAGAATCAGCCAAACAAGTTAAGAAGATGCTAGATGCAGGCTATTTTGACTATGACGAATTCAATATTTTCGGCACCAGCGCAACACAGAAGGAACAGCGAATTACAGAGATGAAACAGGCAGACCGCACGGCAATTCTAGAGTCAATCCGCAAGATTCCTTTGCGAGAATTTATAGCGCGAAGCGGCACCACAGGCATTGCAGGCGCAGCATACCTTATTCCAACCAAAATTTACACGACTTTGTTCGACAGTGCAGTTGAAGAAGATCACACTAGCTGGTTAAGCATAGGTGGAACTATTATCCCTGCAGATCAGATTGGCGGCACAACAATGAAAGTGGATATTGTCGAAGACGGCAGTTACGTGGTTAAACCATTCGCAAGCGGCGGACAAATGGCAACACAAACACAAAAGACAGTTCAAGCAACCTTAGATTTCAGCACGACTTACGGCATAAACTTCAGAATAACTAACGATTTGATAGAGGACAGCCAATTCGAACTTATTGACATGCACATTCGCAATGCAGGCCGAGAAATGGGCGAGTTCGCCACTAACCTAGCTTTAACAGTGCTGAAGACGGCGACAGATGGAGATGGCACAGTAAACGGCGGAGCCTCAGGAGACGCGGACGAAACCAAATTTGACGGCGGAACAACCAACGACCTTGCAAGTTTACATCAAGACATCTTAAACGATAGGTACGTGCCGAACAAGTTAGTGTTAACGTATGAAGCATGGTATCATTCGTTATTGTCAACCGCTTTCATTGGAGCAGCTACTTACAGCGAACCGTGGGCTTACAACGCTATTATTGACGGACCAGCTGAGAAAATGTTAGGTTGCGACGTTCTCTACAGTACCGTTCCCACGTTGCACTTGGCAACAGACGCGGCTGGCGTATTCACGGATTGCGTAAGTATAATGTTTGACGACAGATACGCAATGATTACAGGACGCAAACGTTGGTTGAGAATTGAAAACTACAGCGAGCCCGTACGTGACTTGGTTGGTGCAACTATTTCAATGCGACAGGACAGCGTTACAGTTTACAACGACAGCATTGGCGTAATCACTGAAACTTAAACGGCTGTATATCTTATTCTATTTCCCCTCTTTTCTTAACGAAAAACCCCCCTTTATTTGGTGAAAAAATGTCCTATCAACATTATCAAGATAAAGAAAAACGTAAGGGATACTTGAAAGATTACATGCGTGATTATCGGGCTCACAACCGAAAACAACTGTTAGAATTAAAACATGAAATTACAGCGTTAGAAACAATTCTTACCGAAAAGTCGGAGGTGAAAACATGACTAAAGGCACCCCAAAAAGAGACGGATCAGGCAAAGGAGTCCGTGCAAACCGTGGACGAGGCGGATGCAGCCAAACAGAACGCCACGGTAAAGGCAGTAATAGGAGACGTTGAAAACGCCCCAAATGAAAGTTAAGTGTCCACGATGCGGCAAAATCTGGACAGCACATTCAGGAGTAGACAGCATAAACTGCAACTGCCACCTATATTGTGAAGAAGGCGACAAACCAAGCGACTGCACTTTAATCGCGGCTTCAGCAGCCCCATATGACGCGTGGAACGGCAGATATGACTGGCCTCATGGAATGCACTTGGCAGGCAGCACAGGCGACGACGTTACTAGCCGGTTGAAATGGTGTACTACTCATAGTAAATGGGTGGATAAAGTGCCGATGTTGATTCCATGTGATTGGCAAGGATGGTTCACTCGTAAGATTCCAGCAGAGATGAAATGGCATAAAGGTGCAATACCATGAAAGGATTATTTGAAAAGCAAATAAGAAAACATTTTGAGTTTCCAACAAGCTTCAAGATCAGCACGGCAGATACGGTTGAAGAGGCAAATGAAGAGGAAATTCAGAAATTACTCAAGATTGTTGTTGAGGCTCAAAAAGAATATCCTCGTTGGAACAACAATGAACCAAATTCAACATTAACATATGACGTATTGCTTCAACTTGTCAAAGATAAAGACGCTTGGTTCTTACGCAATTTTGGTGATCTTAAGTGAATTGGCTTCAAAAGAAACGTTTCCACCGAAAACAAGAGCGGATGCGTAAACAGTTAAGAGCTTATCATGGAAGAGGCATCGCTCGCTGGTGCTTCACATGTAGATGGTTTGTTATGCGCAAAGAGAAGCCTCATAATCGAGCGTGCCGTTGCCCCGCCGACCAACTACATTTCAGAGGCAATGAATGTTTAGGGTGGAAGTTAGATCCTGACTTTGAAAATAGAAAGGCGAGTGTTACCGCTTGAATTGTGATCAGTTCTGCAAACCATTCAGGGAAAAACAACATCCCGGTCATACTAAAACATGGCGTCCACACTTGACTTGTTTAACGTGTTGGTGGCGACGTTGGTACTATAAGAAACGGGGTTGGGAACATTTAACGCCGAAAAAGAAATTGATAATGGTTATGGAAAGTGTCAGTCCATTAGGCACTATTGTGCCTGATAAACCGTTTTTTTATTTTATAGTGATGCGCTATAATATGGAGAGTCCTTTCTGGGTTCTTAAAAACACGATTGTTAAAAACTTGTTGACGATTGCTGAGTTTTTTGCACAGTTATGAAGAGGTGATTTGAATGGTGAAAAGAAAAAAGAAGGTTGTTAAGATAGAACCACAGCCAGAGGAACCTACGGTTTCAATAGGTCCAACATATCCAATCGCTACGGAATCTGCAGATGCTCCAGCTCCCACAAGTATACGTGGACAATTGAAAAGTATAATTGCAGAGTTTGAAGCTGACCCATTAGTGCCAATGGACTGTGAATATCCACGTGAATACGGCGAAAAAATCTTTCCGCGATACCAGAAGTTCTTAGTACAACTCAAGAAACTAGCAGAATGACAACGCTTGACGTTGGCTGTGGCGGATCTAACGGTTTTATCCATCATCAGTTTATTGAACCTACAGTGCGATGTGACATACGTAAACCCTATTTGAAAATGGCGAATTTTGTTCAGTGCGACGCGCATCATCTGCCATTCAAAAACCAAGCGTTCCGTCTTGTCACATGTACAGATGTTATAGAGCATGTTGCGTCTCCACTAGGGCTTTTACAAGAAATTAAACGTGTTGCTAAACAATTGTTGTTGGTAACGCCTAACGGGCTTATTTTAACACGCAGCCTTATGAGCGCGTTAAGATCAGATCAGAAATGTGAACCTTTTTTTGATCATATTCAAGTTTGGACAAAAGCTGAGTTGGAAAACCTGTTTGCACGTGTCGGTTTCAAACGTTGGAAAGTGTGGTTTGACACTGTTAGTCCTCGCAAAGGAACGTGGTTGGGAGATTTGGTTTTATGTGTTTGTCCTTTTCCCGCTTTGAAATATCGACAACTTATTGCCTTGGTTGATTTACAATGAAAGTTTTAATGATAGGCGACTGCGCGTATGTAGCGTATGAGCTTGCTCGCACATTGCGGGAGCGTGGTTACCAAGTAAAACAAGTAACGTTTAACCATTTTAGTAAACTGCGATATTTTAAGGCAGTTTGGACTTTACTAACGTTGCCATTCCGCAGTTTCGATTTAATTCATGCTCATTACCTGCGGTTTCCAGCCTACGCCGCTTTGTTCGCGTCTACGTTGACTGGGAAACCTTTCATTATTCACTGTCATGGAAGCGACGTGCGAAACAAACGGTTAAATCTGCTTCAAAAATTATGCTTGCGAAAAGCCAAAAAAATAATTGTAGGCACGCCTGACTTGCAACCATACGTTCCTGACGCTATTTGGTTGCCTACGCCTGTAGGTCCTGAATTTCACGATTTAGGTATGTGTAAACAAGGTGCGGTTTACTTCAAACACCAGAAAGATTGTGGATTACCAGATTTTCCAAGCTATATGATTAAAGAGAGAGATCAAAGATATGTGGATATGCCGAAAATTTTGAACCAGTACGAGTACGTGTTGAACTATCATTTCAGCGGATTCACTAGATGGTTGAGCAAGTTAAGTTTGGAAGCTTTACGGTGTGGTTGCAAAGTTGTTGTTGACCACGGAGAAATACTTGAGGGGTTACCTGCAATTCACGAAGTAGACAATGTGGTTAGTAAATTGGAACAAATTTATTTGGAGGTCGGTGAAAATTGACTGTGATAACAACTATTGCTCAACGTATTCTTGACGAAAACAATTGGGTAGTTAGCGACATCAGCTTAACCAATTTGGAATATGTAATTGACAACGCAATTGACTACATTAACATGGAAGCTGGAACAAGCATCGCTGATTTAAGTGGAGCTGCAGACTCAAAATCGTTGACAGGTACAGACAGTGAAATTGCCGTGGTTAAACTTTTAAGTGTGTTGATGGTTCGCGCGTACAAAGACCGAGGCCCACAAGTCACAACCGGTACAATGGGCGTGCAAGCGGTGATTAGTGATCCGCAATATCACTTATTCACAAAGTTGGTGACGCGTGGAATCAACCGTTTATCTGGACGAAGTTTTGAGAGAACGTAAAGAAAGGTGAAATAAAAAATGCCGCAATATTCAGATGGAACACAAATTAGCAAAACCGAATGGGATAGACTGTTACAAGCAATTCCAGCTAGTTATGTGATTTGGAAAGATGGAAGCACATACCGCGGAGAGTGTAATGTTAAAGATGGCACAGACTATTCAGACAGTGACTTCACGACAGTGATAGAAGATATTTTGTCAGTGTTGACGAACGGTGGCAGCATATTTCTACGACGGGGAACATATACTGGTCACGACATCGACGTTACAACAAATTACATAACCATACGTGGAGAAGGCGACGGCACAATCTTACAGTTAGACGCTGACGACGTTATGTTTGATGTGAAAGGCGCGGATGTGTGGCCTGACACGCTTAGACGCTTCTATCTGCGAGACTTGAAAATTGTCGGTTACGGAAGCAGTCACACACAACCTGCTGTAAGCCTAGACTACACTGATTGGTGTTACGTGAACAATGTGCATTTTGAAGAATGCTACGATGGAATCTACGACAATCATGGGAGCAATACTTTCTTTATTGGAAACCACTTCTACGCTTGGTACCGATACGCAATTAATCACTTCAATTCTGAATCAGTGATACTGGGCAATTCAATGGACATTAGTAAAGCTGCAGATGAAGGCGATGTAAGCAAGAAAGGGTTAGCTTGTGCAGGCGGCGAAAACGTTATTGCAAACAACATTTTTGAAGGAGTCTATGGGGTTGCAGGTGATGGTGCAGCAATCAGTGGAACCAAAAACTCATTGGTTGGCAACCAGTTTCGGCAATGTGACAGATGGGGGTTAGTTTTAAGCGATACGTGTCAATGGTCTACGGTGACAGCGAACAATTTCGCGGTTAATGGAGATGACGGCTTACAAGTTTCTGGAGACAATAACACTATTACTGGCAATGAATTTTACGATAATACCGATTACGGTTTGTATATAGCTAGTGGTGCCGAGAACAACATCGTTTTAAGTAATGGTTATCATGGGAACACGACAGGATGTATAAATGATGTTGGCACTAACACTAAAGTGCCTACTGTTCCAGTGTTGAATATTGTAGATGACACGGATGGAAACGCGACATTAAGCAACTTAGGCGATCACCTAACAATAAGTTGTGCTGATGAACAAGATGTTACTACTCGCTTCAACTTTGTCATTCCTAACTGTTTCCAAGAACTCGTAACCGCCAAACTTTACGTAGCATCACCATGTTCAGGAGGAACTGTTCTACGATGGAATGCAGCAACAGACTTCGGAGCTGCAGACGAAGCCTACAACATACACAGCGACAGCATAGCGGCAACAGACACAACTTTAGCCGCTAACAAATTTGAAGCTTTAGACTTAGCCGCCGCGTTCACCGGCATAGCCGCAGGAGACAGGGTAGGTGTTGCCTTTCAAAGAGAAGGCGCTCACGCTAACGACACTTTAGGCGCAGTCTTACACGTTCACAGTTTTGTGTTACGTTACGTGTGAAAAGGAGAAGTCAAAATGGACCCCGCTGAAATTGGCACTATGCGAATTAAATATTTCCGCATTGGAGTTTTCAGCGACGAATGGGACAGGTTAATACAAACTTTTGAATCAAAAGCCTCAGTGGATGTTACGCGAAAACGGTTAATGCTAGGAAGTCAAGACTCAACAACAGGATGGTACACTAAACGGTATGAAGACTCCACTATTAAAATGCCAATTATAGAGCGTGGATCTTCACTTTCTCTGTTGCCCGCTGGAACTTATGTGAGAACGGCAGCTTTAGGGTTAACAGCAGACGTTGTGGAAGTAGGCGACAGAATTGTAACCAATGCTGGAAAATACTGGGAGGTTGATGCAGTACGCGAAATTTACTCGTTGGGCGGCGATAGCTTCAGTCGACGAGAATGTGACTTAACACCTTCTCCATTCCGAAGTTTGACAGGTGCCAGTTACACCGAGAGCAGTGTAGAAGATGCGCGTTACCGCACGAAAGTCTATCTTGAAACTTACCTTGACGATGATGTGTTGCCCAACTATATTGTAGCTTATGGAGAGCCTAATTATTCACTGCTTGCAGTTTTCAAAACGCGAAGTCTTGATTTAGCATTCGCAATTGCGGAACCGGAATCTACACCGAAAATGGATTTTGACCGGGAACCTTATGGTTACGAAGAACATGTAGGTGTTCACGTTTTAGCTGTTGACAAGCTGAATATTTCTGGTACAAAACTGAAGTGGCAAGGTGAAACCGAATTGCGTCGGGTTCTGAAAGAAAATCCTTTAGGTTCACTTCGCAGTTTTGAAAGGCGCCGATCAACTAACCGTGACTTAGGCGGGATAATTCTGTACGATACTGAATGGATGTTAAGTTATTGCAGAGATACAACGTAAATGAGAAACGACTGTTACTCATTGGTTTATTGTTGCTGTCGGTTGTTCTTGTTTCTGGAGCGTACTGTGACCTTGACTGGATGGTTGTCAGCTACCGTTATAGTGAATGGCATCGAACACAAGAAACATGGGAGTTTTCACCTTATTTCAAGCTTAACTGGCACGTTGCTTACATGTTCACTGTTTTAAGATTAACTATAGGCTGTTTACTGCTTGGATGGTTAACCCATAAAATCTATAGTATGGTGTAAAAATGACGAAGCCAACCGTAACTTTTGGACATGGGTATTTGACAGACTGTGATGTAACAACTAACGTTTCTCGTGGAACGGCTGACAACGGAACCGAAACTACAACTGTTGATGCTGAAAGAACTGAAGCTGACGATTACTGGAATGGATGGTACATAAAATTCACGTCAGGTTCAAACAACCATTTAGTTAGGTTAATTATAGATTTCGACGCTGGTTCTGACACAATTACACATCTCGCGTTTCCCAACGCTGTACAGGCAGATGACACATACCTGTTGATTACGGCTACTGGTTGGGTTGAAGAACGGCATAACATGGATGATGCGGATGCAACACTAGAAGTTGTTAACGGCGACGTCTTTAAAGTAACTTGTATAGCCGACGACGAGAACACCCATGAATACGGCTATTACCGGCATGACCTCATCAACCAAGTCAGCACCGACCTTTACACTAGATGGTTGGTTCGCTACAAAACAAGTGTTTCAGCTAACGGTTTCTCGGCGAAAACGAAAATATTCTTTACAGATGACAGTTCTCAATGTTTAGTCGCCAGCGACGAAGAATATGACAAGTACGGTAAGTTCAGCACTGAGTGGACTGTAGCTTCTGGCGATTTGACTAGCGGCAAAAAAATTGATAATGTTCGGTTCTACTTTGTGAAACATCCCGACTCTCTTAGCTCCGGCATATCTTATGTGTACTGGGACTTCCTGTTGTTACACAAGAACACGTTTACATTTCCAAACGTAGGTAAAGGCATGCAGTTTCGGCCTCCACCAAAATACGCTGTAATTCCAATTTTCGGTAGAGTCGGCGACATAACACAGGGCGGCGGAAGCGAATCCGCGGTTGTAACTTGCTCGTGTGACTTAGACGTGGGTGACGACTGGAAAAGACCACAGGGCGACACGACTAAAACCGATTATGTAAACGCGGAAGTGTTCTATGAAATAGCGCATCGCAGTTACACGGAACCGTGGCAATGGTTGGACACGGGTTCTGAACAGTTTAAAGCCACATTGGAGTCGCCTGTGTTTCGTCGTGGCGGTGACGGGCATCACATTTTGGATTTGCTGTTCCGAGAATATCGGTTGAGCTGTGCGAGCAACGAGTATTACTATGAACGGTTCGGGTTGAACCTATGAGTCTGAAACAAGTATCCGCAGACTTATCTGGGTTGCCTGATAAACTGTTAGAAGCGGCGACCCAGGGCGCTTTGAATGTGGCACACCTAGTTTTAGGCACGGCGCAAGTGAATGTGAGAGTTGACACGGGTAGCCTTAGAGATTCAGGGCGAGTAGAACGCGGTGGCAAAGGTAAACATTGGGCGGTTATCCGCGTTCGGTTTGGCGGTTACGTTGTAAACCCTAGAACAGGCAAACTTGTAGATTACGCACGCTTCATCGAGTTTCATTACCCTTACCTTAAACCTGCAGTGGCTGAGTATCGTGGGCAAATGGCTGAGGTTATTCGACGTTTCTGTTTGGAAGTTATAAAGGACATAGAAAGTCACGGAGTGTTAAAGTTTCCATGAGTGAAGAAGAAACGGTTACTTTCAATCTGGAAATAAACGTTGAACAAACGTATAGTGAGTTACGGAAGGCGGAACTTGTTCTCTACCGCTATCTAAGTTTAGCTCGCCGCGCCGGATTGCCGGAAGACCTTTCGCGTGCTTTAGGTTTTATTCAGCGTCAAATAATGTTTGTACGTATGTTGACAACAGCTATTATCGCGTTGAACTTGGCGATGTCAACTGGGTCTTACGCTGGTGTTGCGTTAGCTTTAGGCGGCTTCGCAGCTGCCGGCTTGTCGATGGCAGATACTTTGGCAGGGTACTAAATGATTTACGATTTTAAAGTCACCGTAGACGGTACAGACTACGAAAACATTAGGTTTCCTAGCATCCGTGTGACTGGACGCGAGAATGGTGTTGCAAGCGCAATTTTAATCGCTCAAAACACTTACAGCGGTTTCTACCCTGACAACGTATCTAAGTTTGACAGCATCCAAATCTACGTGAAAAAACATTCTGCAGCTGCGTACACGGAAATTTTTGATGGAATAATACGCGACTGCATCCCAACATTGGCGAAAGAATCTGTTGTAACGTTGAAATGTAAGGGGTTAGGGCAAGCGTTACTGGAGACTCATTGCAACCGCAGCTATGGCAGCCAATCCGACAATCCAACATTAGACACGGTTGAAGAAATTCTCGAAGACTTAACGGATAACATGATAAACAAAAGTTATGGTTCAGCAAACAACACTGGCTACGCCTTAACTAAAACGTATATTCCAACAATAGACGCGGCGCTTTCAATGGTATATTTCAATTTGCCTTATCAGAGCAATAAAGAATTGTTTGACCGAGTATTAACGGTTGACACGGCATATCGTGACGGTTCGACGGCTGGTCCACACTATTTTGTTGATGTGGCTGGTAACATCCGCGTTAAAACCATTAGCGATCAACAAGCCGGAGCCGGTGCAATTCCAGATTGGGGAAACTACTGTGGCGGAAGTGCGGTAGCAGTTAGCTTGTATGAAGGGATCGACTTTAAACACTATACGTTAACTGAACCGACTGATGAGTACGCGAATAATATTGTGTTAGCCACGGATTTGCGAAAGCCACCCTATGATTTCTGGACGGAAGGTGAAGTTCCCGGGTCGTGGGGCACCGAAAACATTGACGCTTTAACAGCAGATGCCACTTGTGTTGTTGGCACTGTAAGCATGAAAATAGCGTTCGCACTAACACCCGGCGAAGTTTATTATCCCAGTACAGAAGATGCAGGATGGGACGTGACCACATGGGGCAGCGAAAAAACGATTCCACGCTTAAACTTTTACTATAGAGATCACGGCGCCGCGTCGCTTACCACTATTTACATGTTCACCAGCGATCATAATGGAGTAGACAGTTATACTTTAAACCCGCTTTACGGGTTTGCAGGCTTCACTCAGGACACATGGTATCACATCAGTCTTCCCATAGGACCTTACTGGGCAAGCGCTGAAGAAAGCAAACAGTTCCGTTGGACTAAAGCGGGAAATGGCGACTGGGCGGATATTAAAGGCATATCTTTCCAAGGTACAAGATTGCTCGCGGGCAACGTTACTTACATTGATGATTTACATTTTAGTGGCAAAATCGTTAGGGAAGCAGTAGACACAAGTGAAGTTACCGACCATGATGAACATCAAAAAGTGTTTATCAGTCGTACAGCCCTCGATGATAGTTGTAAAGCCGCAGATGATACTGGCATGGCGGGATATTATGCATACGCTGAACTTTTACGGCGTGTGAATATTCCTCGCACTATAACCTTCACAATTCCTATGCGCCCTGAACTGTTGCCTGGAGAATACTTTAAAATTTACGCTGGAAAAACCTTGGCTGGAACCTACAAGATTAACGGTGTTGACTTCCGCACGTTACAGTACACTCACAGCATTGGCATGGCTGAAGGGTTTATCACAACGGTTTCTGCGACGGATGACTTGTTGAATAGTTTTCCAATTAACCCTGTGGACACGAAGACTATTTTAAATGAGTATCTGTTAATTAACAATGCGAAAGCAACGGATATGAAAGGTGGCGATGTGGACTTGCTTATTCCTCACATGCGGAAAACCTATTAAGGCTTTAAATAACCGTATGCTTCAACTTTAACGTTAGGTTCAACGTCTCCATGATACTCTCCATCTGGTTTAAGATATGGATTACCACTTTTAAAGTCGCTATCTAACTCAAGAGCTTCGAGTATATTGCCTCCATAGTTGACGATTCCAATATTTTTAGAACTTGTTTTCCACGCATCAGTTTGTGTGAGATATGCCACTTCAACATGGCAATTATATAACGTTTGAGTTTCAGAAGGCAATGACAGTGTTATCCGAATTGCAAAATAATCATGGCAGTCTTGTAATGCTATGCCGCTGATTTCTAACGGTTTTTTCAGGTTTGATACAACAGCGAAATATAGATAAAGACTCGATAGAATGATAACGAAAATTAAGATTCCGATCAGGCTTTTTTTGTTCATTACTATTTAAGGGTTAGCCTTGGCTATATTTGTTTTCCTCTTTACAGGGGAATGTGTAGGTGTGTTCAGACTCTGAATTTCCTAAAAAACTCAGATACTACACACTCCCCATAAAATCATTAGCCTTTAGGCTATATTTGTTTTGCTCCGCACTTTCGGCTTGTATCTTGGACACGACATCTACTTGTGCAATTCTTTAAGTTTTATTGTGGTGTCATAGGCACTGCAGTAGTGAGTGTCACGGTTTAGAAAGCGACAATTAACACAACGCACCAAACTATTTCCCCTCAATTTCGTCGACGATTTCTTGTACTCCCGCTTTAGTGAATCTGTCGTATGGTATCGCATAAACTGTTTCGCCTAGAATTTTGGCAAGTCGCTCGCGAATTCGCGTGTCTGTCCATTCACGGTTACGGTGGACTCGTTTTCCGTCTAAATATACTGGTTTGCCATCCACTATAAAGTCCACAACTGTTTTTTCTAGGCACACCATTTTTTGCGATTCAACTTTATGACCTCTTTTATGCAGTTCTTCTAAGACAGCAGACTCCATTTTGCTCACAACTGGGTGCATCTGGGCTCGTCGGAACTCAGCGGTTTCTTTAGGCTTGTACGTTTTCACTTCAGTTGAAGGCTTCTTTTCTTTTGGCATTTGAACTATCGGTGTTTCGCCTTCTTTCAGCAAATCGTCTTTTGTGATTTTGCCTTTTTTCCATAAATACTCAAAACATGCTCTGCATAATTTTCTACCATCTTTTAATGGGTATGCGAACCATGTGCCCATTGTGCAACCATCACATGATGTGGGTTCTTTGCTCTTTAGCGGTAGCGGTGGCATATCTTGAGTCGTAACAGTCTGCGAAACTACTTTCGCAAATTCACGTTTCTTTTCTATATGCTTATACTTGTCGGGTAAAAGCTCGCGTATCCACTGCTCTGAATACGGCACAATCTTAGCCATTTCCCTACACACATCACTGGCTTCCACACCTTTTTTCTCCAGAATCTCAGCTATTTTGACAAGGCGTGATGCGGTTTCTTCTCTGCTCGGCCGCCTCTGAACATTAAAATGAACTATTTTTAACAGTCTATCTAACTCATCTGCGACCATAACGGTTGTTTCTCGCCATTTTGGATCAGCCGCTTTTCTATGCCGTCCAGACAGTATGTTGCCGTGCTGGTCTATTTTAACCGATTCTAACATGCCTTGTTGCTCTTCTGAACGCTTGAGCAATTCAACTGTTTTTTCATCTAATTCTTGACTCATTCACTCACCTCCTTTTTTCAAATTTTACACCATCTCTTAACTTCATCGTTTAACTGTTTCATTGGAATTGGGCTTCTATCATTCGTTGCTGTAATTTCACTCGTTTCTGTATCTATAATAATCCAACTATGATTGAGGCGTATTGCCTCCTCAAGAGTTAATGCTTTCGTTTTCCAGTGACGTAGTGAACCATCCTCTAGCCAAATGGGAACATTAATATATCCTTCATCTGTAGTTTTATAGGCTCGAGATGCAATTTTTACTCGAATTTTCATATTTTCACCTCCTTTTTTTCATAATTTTTTGTTCTATATCGGGAACTGGTTCAGCCGATAATGACACAGAAAACGTGAAACGCCAACGTTCATTCGGTTTATGAAGAATCATCATACGTCGAAATGTACTTGCCATCGCGATAGTCTGTTCATATATTTTCTCGTTGATTTTATCCACTTTGCTTTTCAGCTTTCTATCTGGTGTAGTGGGTTCTGGTCCTGTTGGTGCCCGTACTTCCCCAACTTCTTTCACCACTTTCTTCTTTCTCATTCTACTTCACCTCCTCACTTCCAAACCATTTCTCAAACTTTTTAAGAGATTTTCTCGCCTCTTCAATATTCTTGTAGGCTTCCATGTTCATCTGTCCCAAAATTATATCGTGGTCATAATCAGTATCCTTAAGAATCACCAAACCATCTTTTCGGATTATAATTTCTGGTAATTCTTTTTGAGCCTCAACAACCAGTTTAAGAATGAGATTCCGAATTGGAGTTTCCTTATCAATATCTATCCAGTTCTCAGGCAATGAAGATATTATTCGTTTTTCAAATTGTCCTTTCATTTTTTAGCATCCCTCCTTTTGTTTTTGGATTTCCTCGCTTAACTCCTTAAAATAATCAACAGTATACTTCGTTAAATATTGGAAGTATTTAGTCCATTGACCGCCAATGCCGACTTGTTCTTCAGGTGTTTTAGGATTAAACTTTCTCACTTCTTTTCATCCCTCCTTTTTCTGTTCCAAACATGCAACTTCCCCGCACCCACCACTTTCATGTAGCAACTGCGACATAACCCCGACGTGTTCACATGGCACAGTTTTGTTCCGCATTTGCGACAGTGATACCCGTTTTGTGGAGGCTGAAACACTTCCACCTCTGTCACGCTTGTCGTCTCCAACAACTCTGTTTACCCGCACTAACCCAGCTGAAACCATTCTGCTTTAGCAACTTGTTTATGGTGCTCCAATCGTCTTTGTTATGGAAGTATTCTCGAGCTTTAACCTCGTTTTCGTTGACAACTTCCAGTCGGTCGCTTAACGCTACGTCTAAATCTTTAAGAATTTCCTGTACGGATAGACTTGTTGCAACGGTGGTTTGTGTTTGGCTTCGCTGGTAGACTATGTTTTCTAAAGCATCCACCCGACTTTTCAACTTAGCGATGTCCGCTTTTTGACGAGCAACCTCAACATACAAATCTTCACTACTCACTCTTAACCACCTTCCTAATTTCGTTTAATTCTTTCACAATTTTCTGTAAGCTTATAATGACCTGTTCAACTTCAGTTTTAGGTGTCATTCTCTGTTTTGCACGTGAATCCGCTACCTTCTTTCTCTGAACCTTATGAAACTCATCATCAAACTGGACTCTAGGACCTGAACCTTTCCCACCCAAATTAATCACACCTCCATGAAAGTCTTAGTGTGTGTGTGTGCTGAACTCTCTCTTCTATCTAGTGTCTTATTATTTACTATTCTATTCTTTCTTTCAGACTCTAACCTACTTTTCCTCATCGAAACATCACTCCTTTTTTTTGGTGACTAGGAACGGGCTTCAGGTAATGTTAATTGTTTCATAGGTCTATCAAAAACCTCTTTCATTTCACGGTCAGCCTCCAACAAATTAATGTAAAACACATCTTTATTCTCTGGATGCGGCGTTAACAATCCCCATTGCACGCACACACGCGCATACTTCTCAACTGTTCGTTCGTCAGCTCCGATTTCTTTGCTGATTAGTTTTGCTAGGTCTTCATGGTTGATTTGTCTGAGGTAGTGGTGTTTAACCATTTTTTCTATGAGCAACAAACATTTTCGGTAAGCCTTACTAACCATGATTTACTTCTCCTTTTTTATGAATAAATCTCCAAGAGGAAAACAATCATACAACGTTTTAACGACTAACAGACACTCCCATTTCTCAAGCTTCAAAGTCTTTCTCAGAAGGTCAATAACCTTGTCAGTAGCATCCATAAGTTTTATTCTCTCGGTATCATCTAGTCCTCTGAAAAACAATTGTTGTTTAGCCATGATTTTCAACCTCCAACAACTCTTCGTTTTCTTGTTCACTACTATCATCTGGACAAGTGTCTGTAGAGTAAGTTTCTCTCCAGTGTAACCAACAAAAACTGTTAATTGAATCGTAATGACTGCAACATTCACACGTCATTGTTTGTTTGAAACCTCCAAAAGCTTTTCTGCCCATTTATCCTTTGCAATTAAGAGAACGCCACCATCTTGGTCAAGATACAAGTCAAATTTTTCTATCAATAATTGCTTTCGAAATCGTAGATAGTCTAAGAAACCGTATAGGTCAGCGAATATCGGTACATACCTTAATGGATTTAAGCTATACTTCATTGTTTGTTTGAAACCTCCAAAACTTTCGGAAAGTGCGGTTTCAAATCGCGCCATTGAACTGAGTTTAACGGTACTTTGATAAATAACTGCATTTTAGCGTTAGGACTCCAATAGTTGATGTGAAACGAATTTTTAAATCGTCTTATTGACTTAAGTTCGTAGCCTTCCGCTTCAATTTTCTCGCTAAGTTCCAACACATTCATTGTTTACTTCTCCTTTTTTGTGTCCAAACCAAGCTCAACAAACTTCTTTCTGAAATCCCTAAACCACTCTATTAATTTCTCTTCCTCCCAACATTTTGGTCGGGTTTTCAGCAAATCTGCTAATTCTCTGAGTTTCTGTTTTTCTATGATGGTGTAGCTTGAGAGAATCTTCAAAACAACATCAACTGGAACCATTTCTACTAAATGAAAGGTATCATAAGGTACCCATTTTTCACTTTTATCAGGTATTGTTAGAGCGTTCCATGGAACTAATTGTTTACATTCAGTTTCCCAATCTTTTAATGTTTTTGCGTTTTGTTTTATTTTTTCAATTAAACCCATCTTATTTTTTCCCCTTCTTCCCCCAATTTTTCTTCAATCTCCAATCAGTAAAAACATAATTACAGAGACTACAGATTCCGTTGGGATCAATCAGAACTGTACTTTTACAGCCGCACACTAAACATTGTCTTTTGGCTTTTAGTTTTATTTTTTCAGTCAAGTTCATTTTGATTCACCGAACACCTCAACAAACTTCTTCTTTTCTTCCTTAGTTAGAATGAGTTGGAAATAATATGGGTCTTCGAGTTGATGGTCCCGTGGTTCTATCTTTTTCAGTAGGTCTGCTAGTTCCTTGAGTTTCTGTTGTTGCTCTTCAACAATCTTCAAAACATCTTCCTCAACTGCTCCTAATAATTGGAAGATTTGCGATTTTAACCATTCATCATATTTTACATTATGTTGGTCTAGAAAGGTGACGACATCAAAATCGCCGAAGACTTGTTTTATTTTTTCAACTAAGCTCATGGCTTGGTTTTCACATCTCCTTTTTTGTGGATTCCACACCAGACAACTCAACAAACTTCTTATCGAAAACCTCAAACCATTGCTCTACTTTATACATCTCGTTTTCCCAATATGCTAAATATCGTCTATTTGGACGTTGCATGATGGGTCGGGTTTTCAGCAAGTCTGCTAATTCTCTGAGTTTCTGTTTTTCCACAACTACTTTACCATCGAACAACTCTGGAATGTTAATTAATAGCTCTGTCACTTCTTGGTTTGAGAGTTTATGCTTCATGGAAAATTCTCTAATAATCAAATCTCTGAGTTTTTGTCCAAGTTTTATTTTTTCAACTAGACTTTCACTCATCTTTTTTGTCTCCTTTCACTACTAAACCGAAAGCCACAGTCAACAAAAAAGGAACAGCATAGACGTAGAAGACTGCAATGGTTTTGAGTGTATGCGCGAGTTTACGAAGAGTTCCCATTTTATTTTTCTCCTTGTTTTTCAACAAGCAACCCCAAAACATCATCAAGTTTAACCCATTGAATTTCAGCTACCCGCTTCCATTCATCCTCTAAATCCGTATCTAACATATTTTCAATTTCAGTTCCTAATTTCGCTTTGTCTCGGATTTGCTGGGCAACCACGTCAATGACTAAGTTAATGTCTCGCTGGATTGCTCCAACTTCTACTAGAGTGAGAATATCGTCTTTGTCAAGTTTTGCCTTGTTTATTTCGACTTGGATTAAATTTTCAATTTTCTTTTGTAAACTATCCATTTTCACCATCTACTCTGGATATTTATTTCCGTGTGGAGGAATCTTGAAGTGTTTGCGGATTTTACAGTCTACAGCGCAACCGTCATGAAAATCTGGGCATTCTTGAGTGCAGTAATATACCGCGTCTTTCGCGTTTCTGGGCCACCGTCTTTTACCTTTAGCGACGTTGATTCTGGGTTTGTGTTTGGTTTGTTCAATATTTTGATGTTTTATGGCTATTGTAACTCGTTGCTTATGTTGTAATTTTAAGTGCCGTACAATATCTATCGGAAAATACAGATGTGCGTATTTGTAAGTTTTAAATTGGTGAATATAGATGGTTCCGTCGAACATTTCCCAGTGGTCAGGATCATCAAGGTATAATCCGTCTTGTTCTAATCTACGTTTTACACTCATTTTATTTTTCAACCTCTTCGTAAGTAACCTCAATCGGTTGCTTTCGCTTGTTTTCGCTGGGACTGGGTAGTTTCTTTAACTGTTTGATTTCTTCAAGATGCGGAATAACAACGTCTTTCAACGTTTCCAGTTCATTAACTGCCACGTAGGGTAAGAAGGCTAGAATCTTTTGGCTCTGCATCGCATAAGTCATAGCTAACTGATTTTTAATGTACCAATGGAAAATACGTAGGGAAAGTCGCCAGTCAATCTCATCTGGCTGTCCACGCCTTTTTTTTCGCCAAACAATCGGAGGCTTCATGCGAATAAGCGGGCTAATATGTATGTCCTTGAAATCTTCACTAAGCTCAAAAGCTAAGGCCACATTATTGCCAGGTAGATCCCATTCCCACATTACTTTTGTAATGCCGTAACGGGCTAGAATCGCGTCAATATCTCTTTTGGAATCAATAGGCTTCATCGTTGTCGACTTATAGGGCAAGTTTGTATCGTCGGCATAAATCTTCATTTTTTCACCTTCTGAACCACAATTTCACCGTCAACTTTCGAGATTTGCAAATTCACATATTCCCTTACATCGCCCTCTTTGATTTCCGAAAGAATTTTCGCAATACCCATCGCAAAAACAAGCGATTGTGCTTCCATCTTTTCAGCTATAAGACTTTTCATGGTTCGCACTCGGTTGAACACACTCTTATTCTTCTGTAAAAGTTTGAAATGTTCTTTGACCGCCCATTTTTCCCAATATTCACGCGACGGCTCAAAATCAATCTTCATTAGAATAGGTTCAACTTCTTCGAAATTGTCTATCATAGCATCTAAAAGCATAGTAGTCACTCTACATTCACCTTAAACAGTTTTTTACATGATGAAATTTCCAACGGTGTTTTTGACCATGTTTCCTTCATATATTCTTTGGTTTTAGCAACAGCTTCGTCAAAGTTTTCAGCTAAGACAACTAGCTTGTCAAAATCTATGTTAAGTGGATTGTCTCCAGTTTCTCGTGTCGCAATTTCCCAAACAAACATCATTTTTTCACCTTCTCTACTTTCTCAAAGAATCTCTGAAACGCTTTCATGTTCTCGTCAAAATATGGATTCTTTTTCAGTTCCTTTATTATGTCATCCACAGTCATTGTCTTACCTTCCTCCATTTTCCCTTATCATACTCCATCAACTCAAACGACGGTGCAACATGATGCCTAATTTTCCTCATAACATCTAAGCCTCCTGAAACAACTTCACATTAGGACGGTAGGCTCCAGCTGTGACTGCTACAATTTTTGCACCGTGTTTTTCGCTTGCAGCTTCATTCACTCTGCGGTCCCAAGTGCGTTTGCCACGATAAGGAAAATCCCATGTCTCGTCGGCTCTTCGTTGTCTTATTTTTTGTTGACATCGCCTGTAAATCTGGTTTAAGTCACAAGCGAACATTCTGAGTGGCAGTTTAGATTCGTTGAATAGGCTCATGACGGCTTCGTCTACTATTTGAATCATTGCTTCGCATTCTTTTGGTGGTGGGGCTTGCTGCGGTTGCCAACCGACGACTTTAACAGTCTTACCGCTCATTTCCTTCACCTACACCAACTTTTCAAGAACTACTCGTCTAAGCGATTTTGTGAATTGCTCTTCCACGTCATCTTCTGTCTCGCAGTCTTCAAAGACTTTGACTGGGATTCCTAGAGAATGTTCGCTAAGTCTAGTGTAGGTTTTATCTAAGTCCCATGTGCCGTTTTCACAGTTGCCAACAAATAAGACTCCATGCAAGTCGAAAATGTTTATCTGTTTACCATCGAAGCCCTTGAGAGCGATGATTTTGTTTATTTCATCTTTGCTGAATTTCATTCTAGTTTTGCTCTCCTCAACAACTCTTTCAACTGCTGAATTTTCGCGCGGTATGTCGCAGGCGTAGCTTCAAACTCGCCGACTTTCTCGTCAATCCACACAGACTCGCGACTTTGCGCTCGGACAGTAACCTTCAATTTCTAAGCCTCCTTTAATTCTGCTATGAGCTTGCGAACCGCATCCAAAGTGGCTTCTTTACGATTTGAGTAACGTCCTTTCCATGCTTTGTCGAATTCTTCAACAAGTTCACGGGGCCAGTTCTGATAAATCTGGTAAGTGTCGCTCATTGTTTCGTCTCCTCCAAAGCATCCAACATTCTCAGAACATCAACATAGTCAACAACGCCTTCATTCTCGATGCATTCTAATTCTGCTCTAAAATCCTCTAAAGTGTACCTCATTTTCTGTAGCAGTCCTCCGCTCGACACCTATCCGTGCTTCCACACTTGGGACATTCTGGCATGCTTGCGGGGTACATGTGGCCGCAGATGCAGACGACGAGTTGGCTAAGTTTCTGCACTTTCCATCTCCTCATATGCCGTGATTTCCTCGAAAACCTTTTTCGCTCTTTTCAAGGCTTCATCTAACGTTTTACAATAGACTTCTTCACAAGAGCAATCGTCATATACTGTGAAGCCGTTCTTAATTTTGGAAATTCTAGCGTCTGTCAAATTATCATCTCCTTCTTTTTTGGTTTGTAAAATCGACAACCAACTACGCCCTTGCAACTGCACATTTGCGTTTTAATACTGCATATAGGCTCGTGAATGCAACGGCTGCAAAACTCTTCGTAAAAGTCGCTTTTGTTGGGTCGCCTGGGTTCAAATCCCGGCCGGGAGATATCCCCCGTTTGCGCTATATACGGGTTTTTTACTCCGTTAAATTCTTCTTGAATATCCTCGAAAAACACTAGCCTAGCCAAATAAAACGTGGTAGTCGCGATATTCTTATGCCGTAATATCCGTTGTAAACCTACAATTGTTTTCGTTGAACCTGGCTTTCGCATTTCTTCAAGCCATTTACAAGCGAACCAATGCCTACAGATCCGAGGGTTGAAATCTTTTACGCCTGCGGCTAAGCCGATGCCGTGAAACAAATACCAGATTGCTACTCTGCTTAATGGCTTGTGTTGAGCGCGTATTTTCCAGTTGTCTTCACGAGTGAAAACATTGCCTTCCACGCGATTTCCGATTAAGTCCTTGATTAGTTGCAGGGTTATTCCGTCTAGTGGCAACGGGTAGAACTGTTTCTTTTTAGAATCTAACACTCTGAAGCTGAATGATGTGAAGTCGATGTCTTCAATGTTTAATGTGCGTATTTCGTTTGTGCGTAACCCAATTTTCATTGGCAAACGGATTAAAAGAAAGTCTCTGAGTTTACGGTTTACCCGAGCATAATCGTGGACGTGTTCTACATCGGAGCGTCTGATAACGATGGCTTCTCCCTTGCCATGCCAATACTGTCTCCCCCCACCATTAGGCAACGTCGCTGTCACCTCTAGGGTGATTTCGTTTCTAACTCTGAATGTCCATCTAACTGCTGCCTTGCCTTCTGATTCTGAAGCTGAACGGTTTAACTGTTCACTCAACGCCCAAAATCTCCTTAATCAAATCATCTGCAAAACCAGTTTTCTTTAGATTTTCCCAAGAATTAAAATCCCTAAGTATTTCTCTGAGTTCTTTCTCGAAACCCTCAAGCTTTTCTTTCAGTATGTCATAAGACAGTTTATCTTGATGTTTCCAATGATACTCTAACGCTGCTTTGATGCTTTGAAGATTAGTCTTCATTACGAAGAAGCCTCCTCCTCTGTTTTAATGTTCAATCCTCGCATTATCGCAAATTCTGCTCCGTCACATAAGTCTGGAGTTAAAACTTTGCCTCTATTGCCTTCTTGAACTTCGACTTTGTCCCATGATGCTGGGTTCAAACATTCTCGCATGTAGAAATTTATTAGTAAGGACACTCGGCTGGAATGTCTTGCTTGTGTTAGTTTAGTGAAGTTGCATAATGTTCTCGCCTTGTCAAATCGCCCGCCGATCGCGCGTTGAATTAGGGAAAATTTGTTTATGGGAAATGGGCGTTTAACGGCTTGGATTGTGATTGTTGCTTTGTTTAATCGTTTAGGTATTGAAACGTGGATTATGAAGGCTTCACTTGTTACTTCGCTCATTTTTTTGGCTAAGTCTATAGCTTCTATTGTTGTTTCCTTGATTTTTTGCATGATGTTCTTTATCATCGAAATACCCCGCATTTACCGTAGTGCTCACATTTTTTGCAAAGGCATTCTGGATTGTTTTGCCAAAACTTTGCTAGGCTTTCAGCTCTAACGTCAATTGGTTCTCCAGCCTCGATTCTTGATGGTAATTCGCAGACTCCAGAAGGACACGGTTCAGAAGGCGTAATGATTCGTGGTTTACTGATTTCCCTTATGACTTCTCTCTGAAATTGTGGAGACTTCAAAAGTTTGGCTTTTACTTCTTGCTCTATCTTAGGTTTTTCTTCTGCTAAAACTTCTTCACGATGTCGCTCAATAAGTCGCTCCGCATAATTCTTTGGTGTTACCTTGCCGAGAATCGCTTCAGAAGCTGACATACGAGGAACCGAAGGTGCCTTCGCTTTGTGCTTACTCTGCTTGTATTCTACCTCTAGATATTCGCCGACTGTCCAATTAGATAAACCTGTAACCCCAGAAATTTTCTCTATGAAACTCGTTGTTAATCCTTGTTTTTTGTAGATTCGCGCTAACCCATTAATCCATTCTTCCTTCTCTTCCCTCGTAATTTGTCGTCTATGAAAATTGGATACAAGCCTAGCAACAAGCTTCTTTTCTTCCGTGTCAATATGCTCAAGCCTTATCCGCTTCCAATTCTTATCAGCTTGTTCTCTATGAAAGCCGTCTATGACTTCTCCGTCTTTCGCCTCTAAAATCGGGTACAGTTGACCGATACCTTTTTCACTCTTTTTTAAATCATATTCACTCAATTTTTTCACCTCTCAAAACTTTTACAGCCTCTTCCAAAATTGCAGTAGTTTCACGAAGAATCACAAGTAGTTCTTGGCGTTCTTTCGCAAGCTTGGATTTGTTGCTTATGTTAAGGGTTGTTTTATGTTTGTATGCTGCGGTTAAGGTGGTCATGGTTGTCAACTTAGTAGAGGTACGCATGTAATATATATATTTTGCCTATTTAAGATATATGCTGTCTTAACACTCTCGAAAACCTTAAAAGGACAACCCAACATAAAAACAACTATTCTAAACTCTCAAAACAAGTTTACGCACCTTAAGGGTCGCGGCTTAGAATATGGCATCAAAAAGAGGAAAACGAAGTCAAAAATCAACGGCAAAACGTTTTATTTTAGACACTAGCTTCCACGACAAAAACAACGCAGAAACAATATCATTAGTCACCAAATCCATGATCGTGCAACATTTAGACGAGTTGTATCCTGATATGCCGCCGCCACGGATTGATATGGTGCGTGGGGAAGTTTTGATTGATAGTCGTGGGGAAGGAAGTCTTCAGAAGTGAGTGAATGGAGGTGAAGTAAATCCATGAAAAGAACATACCAAAAGGTCTTGTTAAGTCTCTTCATTGTTTTCTTCATCCTGTTAGTAGCCTACGCATTCGTTCAGCCAGTACGTGCTTGGATGCAAATTAATCTTGGACCGCCAATCACAGACACATTCAGTGGTTTAGCAACAACAATCACTACGTCGTCTATCTGGATAAACCATATCATACCATTTCCAAACCAAGCCATAATCTTCGGCGCATTAATCTATATTCCACTCGCTATTCTAGTTCACAGAAACTTTAATTGGGTAAGAACCAAAGCTGTACGCAGTGCAGCCCGAGAATCTGGTTCGCTAGTTATGACTGAACCGATAAGTGCACCTTCAACTCCACACGTAACAGTCACACAACCAAAAGAAGAACCTGAACCCGCACCTGCAGAAACACCACCACCTGAACCAGCAGCCGAGGCTTAACCATGTCAAGCTTAGTTAACATGTTCAAAGACGCGTTGAAAGGCAACCAAAAACAGAGCACACGAAGAGTCACCAGCGTCGGCACCTGGGCATCCGGCAAAACCACCGTGCTCTCTTGTTTAGGTTTAACATGTGAAAACTTAAGCGCGTCAGATCCAAAATTCAAGTATTGGCCCGACGAAAAAGGCAGTGGCATACGTTTGTTCTGGAGCAACCTAAGACGTGGACGTTTCCCACCAGCCACGCCACCCGGCAGCTATTATGAAAGTGGTTTTAAACTTGAATGGAACGGCGGATTCGGCAGTGGCACACAAACCGTGGATTTACCATTCTGCGAAACCAGTGGTGAAGACTGTCAAAAACTCATAGGCACCTACGCTTTAGATCCATACCATCCAACTCCGATTAGCATGCAAGCAACCAAACAATTATTCGAGTATATCCTACGCAGCGACGGTTTCATTTTAATCGCACCTATCAGCAGAGCATTAATGTTCGGTGACAAAGGCGCTGAAAGTGAACCTGACGATTTGCCTGTTGACCCGGATTTGAATCTCGCAAGGATTTTAGATGCAATCTACAAGTATCGAGAGCAAACACATAGTAAACCAATTAAAGGCATGGCTATTTTGCTTACGAAATACGACAAGATTATTGACGACGCGAAAGCCCGAGGCATGGACCTACGCACTAATGATGGACGACAACGATTTATGACTGTGTATTTTCCACAGACAAGCGCAAACCTCAAAAAATTCAACATCGCCGTCGAATATTTCCCCGTGTTTGTGCAAGTGGAAACGGATGATCATGGTAAACCGTTAGTGTGGGGTGACGGGTCTGGACAGAAGATTCTAGTGGATCAGCGAAGACGGTTGCCCGTGTATAGTGAGCAGGGTTATTTGGATTTGATTCAATGGATCAAGAAAACTTTTGCTGGGTAATCATCGTTGATTATTTGTGAACATTTTGTTTACGCGCATAAACACGGCTTAATCAAATCACCAAATGTTGAGCAAATACTCACTAAAAAAAGCCTACAACACCTCATCAACTTAACTGGCAACAGCATCATACAAACATGGCTTCCAGAAGGCATCGTCGCTATCACTTATTTGCAGCATAGTCAGGATATGTATGGACGGAAAACATTGTGGAATCACACGATTTTAGTGTCGCCGCAAGATTATTTCAGTTTAAACCCGCCATCCGTGTTTGAACCGTATTTTATTAAGCGGTTAGGTAAAAGAACGAAGAGTTTGGAAGCTTTAAGAGTAGAAACAAAATGAAAACTACATATACAGACGGTACAGTTCAAGAATGTTATCCTTATTGGGATGGCGAAAGATGGTTATGGCAATGTATTACATATAAGGCAGTTGAATGGTGAAACAAAAATGAAAGTCAAATTAATAATGATGGATGGAGATGTCATCGAACGCAAAACAAAATCGATTAAGTTCCTCATCAAAGATGAACGAATTACAGCCATTGATATAGATACCTATTGCTGCGGTATAGACTGCATCTCAATCTTAGAAATCAAGGCATGAGACTATATATTGTGTAGAGGTTTGAAAAATGAGTAAGTTAGGTGTTTTCGCGTTATTCTCAGTCATAGGCGCAGCAGCCTACATGATTTTAATAATGTATTATCCGCCTTTCGTCACGTTAATCCGAGGAATCCCTATCAACCTGACACAAATCATTGCAGACCCAATTGGAACATTAACGCAACATTGGCAAATCTTAGCTTCTGGAGTAACAGGATTTGCTGGGGCTGGCACACTCATCACATTGGTATATAATCAACTTTACAAGCGTGCGAAACAAGCTCAACAAGCTTTAACCACGGAGAAAGTTGCGGAAGCCAACAACCTAGCCATCGCAAAAACAAGTGAAGCCGCCAATTACAAACAACAGTTGGAGTCTGCACAACAAGAAGTTGCAACGCTTAAACAAACTAACACGAACATTACGGAAACACAACAAGCCTATACGCGATTGGAAGGTAAATATCAAACTTTACAGAATGAATATACTACGATGGAGAAGACTTTACAGAACACTATTAATGATTTGAAACAGAAACCGCAAGTCATAGTTAAGTGAAGGAGGTGAAAATATGGGAAAACTAAACACAATCGCTTTAGGGTTAATCGCGCTTTTCGTAGGTGCAACGGTTGCTGCCGTCGCTGTTCAATATCAATATCCAAATAATGGCACAATCGTTGAACCGTTAGAAGTGACTTTAGCAGGTGCACCATTGCAAAACTTAGAGGAGATAGAGTGGATGGATTGTGCGCGTGGGCAAACCACAGAGTTCGGTCTATTCAATGTTACAAACACAGGCACTGTCACGGTAACTATATCATTAACCAATGGAACTATGCCAGAGGGCTTAACTCTAACATGGGAACCACCCAACGGTTTCATATTAGCTCCAGACGAGTTTGCTTTAGCGCCTTTGACTCTAACTGTCACATCCGACGCTGCTTTAGGTGCTTTCAAGTTTGACTTGTTCTTAGATGCAACGGCATAAACTCGTGTTTGTGGTGCGCATTCGTCAAGGCTAGTAGAAACGCCTGAAAAACACTGCTAATCTTAAAAGGTGTCGCCGTAGCCGTCACTCCATAGTTTGCAATGGTTGTCAATCTCCTTTCTCGAGTATACGACGGCGCAAGACCACAAACACGCATTCGTGAAGTGGGAATGTAAGCAGACCGGCAAGCCCTTGGGAGGTGCTAGTAGGGAACCGATAAGGTTCTCATTAGGTAATTGATGGTTCGGATGATTTCAGGGCAGGTTTGCCTATCCTAGAACTTCACGATGTGAGGAAAATGAGTGGAATACGTTTAGCCGGTAAAGTTTCTTGTCCAAAATGTCAGAACAATAAAAACCTAACGTTTTTCTTTAGAGATTTCAAATTCTGGCTTAAATGTTCGCAATGTGGAACGGAATGGCGACCTAGCAAAATTAACGACGGACCTGAACGTTACCGATGATTTGGAAATGTCTCGGTTGCGGAGCCGTAAATTATGGTTTGAATCGAGAGTGTAGAATATGCGGAGAGGAGAAGTACGACCCAAGCGTAAGTGCTAGGCTTATACGAACTTGTTGTAGCAAGAGGAAGAGGAAAAACCATGATACCCCCTGACATCACGATCCTACTCATCTTGACAGCTTGTTTAGTCACAGCCGCTTACTTCTGGGACAAGAAAATCCAGAAAAAAAAGAAGCGTGAGTTGAAACAAGAAACAATCCACCTATAGAGATGTCCGAAATGGACGCGGTACTAAACAAAAAACAACGCAGAGAAAAAATCAAACAAAACATAGCTATGCACACATACGATGAAATAGCACAATTATGCGGAGTAAGCAAACGCACTATAAGACGAGATATTGCACAATGGCGTGTTGACGGAGGATACGACGATTTCTTAGTTGAAGAGTTTTTCAAATTATATGGGCTAGTTAAAGTAAAAGACAGTATACACGCTTTTGATCGTATATGCGATCTTCTCCGTAGACGACAAGACATGTTACCTATAGCGTCTGTTGGTGTGGAGGAGATAAGGTTAAAGTGGGCTTCAGATGAGTTTGACACTACAGATAAATTATCAACCACACAAAGGGCAGCAAAGCTTTCACGAAAGCAACGCTAGATTTCGCCTATTAGCATGTGGCAGACGATGGGGCAAAACCATAAGTGGCGCGAATGAAGCAATCAAAATCGCAACGAAGAGCCCATGTGAAAGTGTTGGTTTCTGTGTCGCTCCCACTTATTGGCATACTCAAAAACAACTTCGAGAATTCATGCTTTACTGTCCTAAACAACTCATACAAAACGTGAACCGTAGTGAACATCGAGTCACACTTATTGGTAATCGTTACATCTGGTTTAAAAGCGCAGACAATCCTGACAGCCTAAGAAGTGAAGGCTTAGACTGGTTATGGGGAGATGAGGGTGGACAATGGAAAGAGGAAGCGTGGACACTCGCATTAAGACCTGCATTGATGGATAAGAAAGGAATCGCATGGTTCACTGGCACGCCGAAAGGTAAAAACTGGTATTTTCAATTATGGACTCGTGGTCAAGACAAAGCGCAAACTGATTATGAAAGTTGGAGTTATAGTAGCCTAGACAACCCATATCTTGACAAGAAAGAAATTGAAGAGTTTGCTCGTGACATGCCTGATATGGCTTATCGACAAGAAATCCTTGCTGAGTTTATTGAGGAGATTGGAAGTGTATTCCGAAACGTTGAAACATGCATTAGCGGCAGTCTTGAAGCGCCTACACACGGCAAGCAATATGTTATGGGCTGTGATCTTGCGAAACATCAAGACTTCACGGTCTTATGCGTACTCGACCAGCATGGACATGTTGTGGCATGGGACAGATTCAGCCAACTCGACTGGGTATTCCAGCAACAACGCATTGTTAACTTATGCCAAGCATATCGTGCAAGATTGGTCATTGACAGCACAGGAGTCGGAGACCCGATATTCGATAGACTACAAAGGCACAACATTCATGTTGAAGGTTTCAAATTCACAAACGCCTCAAAAAAAGATTTGATTGAAAACTTAAGCATCGCCATAGACAACCAAGCAATCTCATATCCACAGATTCCCGAGTTAATAAATGAGTTAAAACTGTTCGGTTACACGGTTGGATCTACAGGACTTGTGCGGTATAATGCGCCTGAAGGTTACCATGATGATTGTGTGATTGCGTTGGCGTTGGCTGTGTGGCAGTTGAAGCGTCCGCGTGGTGAAATCAGCTTCCTATAAAGGTGACATCTATGGTTAAGATTGGCCCATGGACACTATTCGAACGCACAAGTAAAATACAAGAGAAATTCAAAGCATCCGTAGCCACTGGCTTATACGCTGGCACGCCGAAACGCAAAATCTTTTACCCCGGCGAACACTCATGGCTACACCGTTGCAACCATTTCGACAGGCTCGCAGAAGAATATCCCTTGTTTAATCAAAGTTGTTTAGCCCTTGCGGGTATGGTGATGAGTCAAGGCGTATTCTTAACAGCCGCCGTGAACAAACAAGATGAAACTTACAAGCTTGCTGAAGAAGCCGTTTGGCGATGCGACAAATTCAACCGTATGGTTCGCGTGAACAGTCGCATGTACCAAACCGTAATGCGCATGGCAAAATACGGCGGGTGCTTCTGGGAAGTCACTCGCACGCCCAAGTTTGATTTTAGGTTAGCGCCTAGTCAAGAGTTTATTGAGCCTATGCTGAAAGATGAAGTGGGAAATATTACGCGTTGGCGACAAATCATTAATGGCAATGTTGTGGCTGAGTGGCCAGCTGAACCAACTGATGAAGGCACATACTTAACTTTAGTTGCATGGAACGTTACGCCGAACACATGGCCGTACGGATCAAGTATTGGTGTTGGCAGCGAAACCGAGTTAGAAGCACTCATTAAAATGGAAACAAACGCTAAAGATTACATGGAGAAGCAAGCATGGCCGTATGAAGTGTTAGCGTTAGGCAATGAGAATAGTACCGTGTTAGATAGTGATTATCAAACTGCAAGGACAGAATGGCGAAACCGTAAACCTGGTGAAGGCATAGCCACAAGGAATATGCCAGTCAACATTATACCTGGCGGTACTGGTTCTAGTCCTATTCGTGAATTATCCGTGTTGTGTCAATTGATGAAGGATAATGCACATGACGGTTTAATGGTTGCGCCAATCAGCAAATTGTATAATGCTACTGAAGCCAGCGCTAAAGTTTTGACGAAGCATATTATGACGACGTTGGGTCAGCCGATTCAATGGTTGTTGAAAGAAGCGTATGAAGAGAACGTTTTGAAACCATATCTTGAAGGTAGCGGGTTCAGTATGAAGTCGTGTCCAAACGTGGTTTTTGAGAGTCCTGACGTGCATAAAGAAGAGGAAGGTGAATATTGGGTTGGTTTAGTGGCGGCTAAGATTCAAACGCCTCAGCAAGCATGTGAACATTTAGGTTTAGAGTATGATGAAGAGGCTTGGAAACAGAAGGAGGCGGAGCAACTGGAGCAAATGAAAGTTGAGAGTGAAGAGGGAGAGAAAGATGAAGTTTACGAGGTCCGTCATAAACGCGGTAAAACTAGTGGAAGCAGTCAAGCGCATAAAGCCTGAACATCGCCACGAACCGGGTCCTACTGCAACTTTCTTCAGTGAATTGGATGTTTGGCTTTATGTGGAAGTGATGGATGCTAAAGTTTGTCTTGTTTGCCGTCGCAACGCAAGATGGAGTGATATGTACGGCGGGTTTAAAGGGGATCATTTACGCGCTAATTTCCCGTATCTTGAGATTGTGGATGTTAACACGATTAAAGCTAATGTTCATCCGAATTGTCGTTGTTTTTTACTTAGAAAAATAGGATAGTGACCAAGTTTGGCTAAGCAACATTCAAGTTTAGAACTATTACACAGAAAAAAGAAGCAGCTGCCTAGCATTGACCTTTCAAGCGTTAAACGTCAACTTGCCGAGATTAACAGTCAGTTGCAAGTGGCTAAAGCTTTTCCCGTCGCGTTACTTGACAGCGCACGGTTAGAAACGATTATTCGTGAAACGGTGGCAGCGTATGGTGTGGCTTTAGAGCAGGCGATTGACAAGTTTCAAGAATTGGATAATTCTAAGGGTTTAACTGAGTTTAAAGAGCAAATAGGCGGGCAGTTTCAGCAATTACTGTCGGTTTTGAAGCAAATTCAAGACAGTCTTGTGGTGCAACGGGAGAATGTGGGGTTGGAGCGTGAAGCGTTGACGGCGTTGGTTGCTTACTTGGAAAAGGTGAAATAATGGCTGATACTTTTGGAAAAACCGATATAGGCGGTTCAAATTATACTGCAGGGTGCGACCGTTTATATGGAACTCGTTTTCAAGCTCCTGAAGATGGAACGGTTACTAAACTAAGTTTTTATATGGGTGACCCAGAGCAAAATGTTAAACTTTTGATGTATGATGATAACGTTGGAGAACCAAATAACAAGCTGGTTGATTCAGGCGAGCTTACTGGTGGTGTTGATGAATGGAGACATTCAGGAGCATTAAGTCAAGCAATAACGAAGGATGCATATTATTGGTTGACTTTTATCGGGAATACTGCTGATTTACGATATTATTATAGTGCTGGTTCTGGTAGATGTAGATGGGTGAGTGATAATTATGATAGTCCGTCTGACCCGTTTCCTTCGGGTAATAGTATAGATAAAATTATGAGTATTTACGCGACTTACACGCCTTCCGCTGGAGGCTTAAGTATTCCCGTTGCTATGCACCATTACAACACAATAAACAAGATAATAAGAGGCTGAAAACATGGGATTATGGCTCAAACAAAGCACCGCCGTAGACGTAATAGTAGGACCATTCGTAGACAAGACAGATGGTAACACAGCGGAGACAGCGTTAACCGTCACTCAAGCAGAAGTTCGTTTATCTAAAAACGGGGGAAACATGGCACAGAAAAACGAAGCAACCGCCCTCAGCCACGACGAACTAGGCTATTACGTTTGCAAGTTTGACGCTACCGACACAAACACGCTTGGCATACTTCAACTTATGATTCATGAATCAGCCGACGCATTACCCGTGTATCACGAGTACATGGTTGTCACCGCAAATGTTTATGACACGTTATGTAGCACAGACAAGCTTGAAACAGACCTTACACAAATCGGTGGAGTAGCACAGTCCGCAACCGACCTGAAAGATTTTGCAGACACTGGGTATAATCCTGCTACCCATAAGGTTGCTGGCGTATTATTATGTGATCAAACAACTCTCGTGGATGGTGTAACTCTTTGCGATCAGACAACACTTGTTGACGGAGTAACATTATGCGATCAAACCACACTCGTAGACACCGCCACAGCCGTCACCAATGACGTAGGAATCACACAGGCAGCCGCAGACAAAGCATGGGGTACAGCCGCACGAGCCTTAACAGATAAAGCAGGCTTCAGCCTTGCAGCCGACCAATCCGCTGTAACCATAGGCACAATCAACACGATTGCAGCTGCAGGCATCGACGGAATCTGGGACGAAGTAATAGAAGGCACTTTAACAGGACGGCAAACGTTACGGCTTAACCTCGCTGTGTTAGCTGGCAAATCTAGTGGTGGCGGAACAGTCACGTTAAAATTCAAAGATACAAGCGGCGCGACAGACAGGGTAACGGCAACAGTTGATGCAGACGGCAACAGAACAGCTATGACGTTGGACGTGAGTTAGTGACTCTTGTTGCCGCGGGATATTGGCACACAACATATTGGGCTGAAAGTTATTGGCAGCAAGACTATTGGCTTGAATATGGAGCTTATGCTCCCCCCGTCACTGTTGGGGGTGTTCATGGACGCCGAATAACACGTCAAAAACGTAAGCCTGTTTTTCTCATTGAACTTGCGAGTTTGCTTAAGAATTATTTGGAAGCGAAACTAGGCGAAACACATGACTAAATTTGAAATAGCAGAATCGTTCAACTGGATGAGTCCAGACTTTAAACTTGTAGACTCTGGCAAAAACACTATACGCATTAAAGGTGTAGCATTAAAAGGCAATGTGGTGTCTCGAAACAAACGTAAATATGTTGATGAAGAACTTAAAAAAGCCGCTCGCACATGGATAGGAAAACCTGTCACAATTAATCATGATTCAACTAGAAATGTGGGTCATATTGTCTGGATGGAATATGAAGACGGAGCATTAGAATATTTAGCTGACGTGAATAAGCAACCGTATGTGGGTTTGCTCCGAGATAAAAGCACTGACATTCGCGGAGTCAGCATCGAAGCTAATTACCTTCATAATCGCTGTCCTAAATGCGGTGAAAAATTCTATAGTGAAGAAGAGTTTGCGGAGCACATGTGGACTAAACATTTTGTGCGGGCTGACGCAACTAAAGAACCACACGGTATTGTGGGCCAAGCATTAAGCTTAGTCCTAGCTCCCGAAGAGCCTGGGTATCCTGACAGCACAATTGAATTGGCTGAAACTGTGGGGAAACCGGGTTTACAGTTACTGGAAACAGTGATAAAAACGAAAATTGAGGAAGAAAACTACATGACGAAACCAAATAAGAAAGCAGTAGTGACACCGGAAAAACACATCAATATTGATATGGTGAAAGAGCAAGCGCCGAGAACTGATGCGGAGCGAGCTAAATCTCATTTCAACATTAGCGATGAAGCATGGGAGAAGTTAAGTGACAAGGAAAAGCAAGACTATATTTCGAGTTTGCCTGAGCGAGGAAGTGCGAAAGAACAACATGAATGCCCTGAGGGTGAGCATTGGAGTGAAGAGGAAAACAAATGCGTAGCGAATAAGGCGGAAGAACAGGAAGATCATGGATGTGCTGAAGGCGAGCATTGGGACAGTGAAAAACAAGAGTGTGTTCCAAATAAAGCGGAAGAGCAAGAGGATATTCCAAAAGATGAGCATGGTTGCATTATCGGCGAGGAAGTGTGGAGTGAAGCAGAAAACAAATGTGTGGCGTTGAGTGTCGAGGAAAAAACTAGACTCGCACCAATGATTGACATGATGAAAAAACAATATGAAATGCTTAAGGAGCAAGAATCCTGTCCTGAAGGTGAGCATCGTAACGAAGAAGGTGAATGTGTCCCTGATACGGTTGAAGAACAAGAAGCGTGTCCAGAAGGTGAACATCGCGATCCTGAAACTGGAGAGTGCGTCCCCGATACAGTAACGGAGCAAGATTCAACACAAGAATGCCCCATAGGATTTCATAGGGACCCTGAAACAGGCGAATGCGTACCAGACGCGGCAACGTTACCAGAGCCCCTGCCTAACGTTGTTGTAGGCGAAATCAAATTGCAGAAGCCAACGTTGAAGCCGAAACTACTGGAAACTTTAACACCGAAGCAACTTAGACTGGGAGAACCATTCGCGGACTACGCAGATTTCGACGCGTGTGTAGCAGCAAACCAAGATAAAGAAGACCCCGAAGCCTATTGCGCATCAATCAAAAATAAAGCTGAAGGCGAAACCGTCAAGTTACCTGAGGTTGACATGACCGCGGTTGTGAAACCGATACTGAAGGCACATGAAATGGAGAAGCGTAATACTCTTCGTAGAGAAAAAGCATTGCTGAAGAAAATCAATGAAATCGTCAAAGCATACATTAATCTGTCTAAAATCATGGAAACGTATGGAGTGTCGATGCGGGAAAACGATGCGTTACTTGCGAAACGGATCATTGAAGTTGTCAAGTGTCTGAATAAATCGGATAAGGCAGTGGCAAATCGGATTATTGAGGCTGTTAAACGCTTGAACAAGTCTGATAAGGCGATCATACAAGCTTTTCATAAAACAATCGAGGAAACACTCAAGAAAGTTCCGAAAGCCGATTTATCATGGAAATCAAAGCTTGCGAAACTCACAAAAGATCATGAGACAATGAACAATGAACTGGAAAAAGCCAAAGCCAATTACACGGCTGTTATGGATAAAGCGGACAAGACACATGATAAAAACAAAATAACTTTAGAAACTACAGTGGCAGAACTTGAAAAGAAAGGCTTGGAAATCACAGCGTTAAAAGCGGAAATCACTAAACTCCAAGAAGCTTCAGACAAGAAACTGAAAGAAACAGAAAGTTTAGGCACACGTGTTGACAACCTAGAGGAAAAACGAAAAGGCAAGTTCAAAGCTCATAAGAAACAAGTGGAAGAGACAGCGCCGAAAGAACATGTTGAAGATCCGCTGAAGAAGAAAGGTGATTAATCATGTTAGGCAACGATTACTTTAGCATTCAAGAAACAGTGGAGAAATGCACAGAGCAAATCAAAGACGTTAAATTCCAACTTGGCAAAGGACAATTCCACCCTGAAATCACAAATGTTTTCAAAGGGCAAACTCCAGCCGTCCAAGCGAAACTACGTGAAACCTTCAACACTATACCGTTACATGAATTCCTTGCGAAAAGCGGAACCACAGGAATAGCAGGAGCCGCCTATTTAGTGCCTACAGCAGTTCACACTCATTTAATGGGTGCGGTGCGCAGTACAGATAAAGTGCCACTGTTCAGCGCGGAAGTTGTAGATGGATGGGTAGGTGGAGACTTAACAGTTGACGTTGCAGTGCGTAGCAGTGAATTGTCTGGGGCTAACCCGTTGTTTAAGTGGGTTATGCACCCGAAAGTGCCGATAAGCGGCGCAGGTTCTCCAACTGAAACGGTTGAGTCAATATCCGCAACACTCTCGCCTAAAGCATTCAATGTAGCACCACGCATAACTAACGATTTGATAGAGGACAATAATTTCGAGTTGGTAGAATGGCATTTAACCCAAGCAGCACACCAGTTAGGACAATACGCAACCGACTTAGCTATAGCAGATTTGAAAGCTGCATCAGATGGAACAGGAACCCAATCAACAGTTACGGCAGGCGCAGACACAACCACAACAGTAAATGTGACAGAGGCTATTGAAGAGTTAGGCAGTGAATTTTGGAATCCGAACACAATGATAGTCACGTACAAAGCTTGGGTTGACGCAATCAACGTCACAGCAAGCCACGCAGGCATTCAATATGCACCGCTAGCAGAAGGATATGATGTTAAATTTCAAATGTTAGACAC